GGGTTTAGCAGTTTGGGGTGCAACTGATCAATTCAGTGATGCAATTATCAATGGTACACTTTTAAACGTACAATTTAAACCAAAGACAGCAACCACTGGCAATGTAGTTTATAGTGGTACTGTTTACGCTGAATCATACGAAATTACTGGTGACAATGGCGAAGTAGTTACATATTCTGTAAACTTTAAAGGTAGTGGCAAATTAACCGTTGGTGCATCAGCATAATCAATTTTAAATAAATAGGAGAGTAATTTATGCAAAAGGGATTAATGTTTTTGGAGTTAAATGGTGATAGAATTGGGGTACAATTCGGTATGTATTCTATCAAGTTGCTAACAGAAAAAAGAGGTATTACACTAAATGATTTGGGTGAACTTTTTCAAGGTATCGATCAAGACCCTGTAAAAGCTTTTGACCTATTGGTTGATTTGCTTTATGCTGGTATCAGTAACTATAATCTGATTAATAACATTGTTGGCGAGGTAAACTATTTCAAGTTGTACAATGATTTCGGTCAGATTGAAAAAGAGCAATATGAAGGAATATTTAAAGCCTTTTTAGAAACGCAAATCAATGGTAAAGCTTTAAGTCAATCAAATAACGATATGGACAAAGCACCTAAAAATTCTAAAAAAAAATAGAATTTGTAGAGTGTCTGGGAATGGCAGTAGGTGAAATCGGAATGAGTTTAAAAGACTTTTACAGCATTACCTACAATGAGTATCATTATATATCCAAAGGCTATATGTTTAAAGATGAACGAGAATGGCAAAGAATGAGATTGCAAACAGCATTCCTTTTAAACATCCAAATGGATTCAGCCAATCACTTAACGCCTGAAGAACTCATTCGATTACCATCAGATATAGTAATCGATAAGAAAAAAGACCTTCCAAGCAAAGAAGATTTTGAACGTCTCGCAAAAGAGTACGGAAAAATAAACAAAGCGTAATGCTTTGAATGCGCCCCTTAAAACAAGCCTTAGAGGTAAGATTTAAGGGGTTTTTTAATAACAAACCAATTGGCAGATAATACTTTAAATTTCATATTTGATGGTGATAATTCTGGATTTCAACAAGCATTAAAAGGAGTACAAGACCAGTTAAAACAGGTCGGTAACCAAATGAAAGATTTTGGTGGCACGATGTCAACCTATGTGTCACTACCATTAGCTGCATTAGGTGGTGCAGCGATTAAAGCTTTCGGTGATTTTCAATCATTAAAAAATGGTTTAACTGCAATAACAGGTAGCGCAGAAGAAGCTGAAAAGCAATTTTTACGCTTAAAAGAAATTGCAAAACTACCATCACTAGGTTTACAGGAAGTTACTAAAGGTTCAATGAATCTTCAAGTAATTGGTTTTACCGCTGAAAAGGCAGAGAAATCAATAATGGCATTTGGTAATGCTGTAGCGACAGTCGGTGGCAGCACAGACCAATTCGAAAGAGCAGTGTATGGGTTATCTCAATTAGCTAATACGGATTTTCCATTAGGTGAAGATTTAAACATTATCAAGGACGCAATTCCACAGGTAACACCGTTACTCAAAGAAGCATTTGGAACTGCTCGTTCGGATGAATTAAAAGAATTAGGAATTACATCTGGTCAAGTTGCGGATGCTATCGTAAATGGTCTATCAAAATTACCTAAAGCAGCAGGTGGTGTAAAGGCAGCATTTGAAAATTTAAAGGATGGTGTATTCTCGAATTTGGCTGAATTAGGAGAAATCATCAATAATAATTTAGATATAGCTGAATTTTCTGATAAAATAGTTGATGGTTTATCAGAGGTAACAAAGTGGTTTAAGTCCTTATCACCACAGACACAAAAAATAACATTAGCATTTGCCGCTTTTGCAATTGTGTTACCTCCAATTATTGCAGCATTAGGTGTATTTATTGGAACTGTTTTACCTGCTTTAATGGTTGGTTTTGCTGCTTTAGCAAGCCCTGTAACATTGGTTGTTGCAGCGATCGCTGCTGCTGCTTATGCTATCATTTCCAATTGGGATGCAGTTAAAGCATATTTTGTCAGTGGCGAGGGTTCAGCATTCTTTGATGCTATTATAAGTTATGCTAGTGATTGGTGGGATTCTTTAAAATCAATTTTCAATACTGTTAAAGGCTATATTATTTCAATCTGGAATACCATTGGAAGTAATGTAATTGGTGCTGTTAAAGGTTCTTTTATAATTATTCAGGGTGTAATTGCAACTGTATTAGGTGTCATTTCTGGATGGTTTAAAGTATTTAGTTCGGTTCTTAAAGGCGATTGGTCAGGTGCTTGGGAAGGATTAAAAACTGTTGCTATTTCAATTTGGAATGGTATTCTATCAATTGTTAAGGGTGGCTTAACTATGCTGAACAATACCCTTGCAAGTTTCTTCAAAATGATTGGTGCAAATAATATTGCAGCAGGTTTTGAGAATGCTAATAAACGTATCGCTAAAGCTTTTGATTTCTTATCAGTACCAGTTAAAAAGGCAACTACAGCAGTAAAGGACTTTAATAAAGAGGTTGCTAAATCTGATGCACCGACTATAACAAAGAAGACTGATGATAAGAAAACACTTTCTGCTGATGAAAAAAAACGAGCGGAAGATATCGCAGATGTCTACAAAGATTTAGCAATTAAACTTCAACAAATCGGTGTTGAATTTGGGAAAAGTTTTGATGAAAAAGCTGTAAGTAGGATAGGAGCATATCAAGATGCAATTAATGGATTAATTAAAAACGGTGTTGACCCTTTATCATCATCAATAAAGAAATTACAGGCACTACAGCAAGATAATAACTTACTTCAATTACCTAAAGGATTTAGTAATAAGGTTAGCGATAGCAAAGGTAAAACATCAGAAGCTAAAATAGCTTTACCTAAAATTCAGAGTGTTGGCGTTGACAAAGATTTTCAAAAGATATTAGGACTAGCAAAAAATTTCAACACTCAATTTACAGGATTAATTACAGATGGTATTGCTGGAGGATTGGGTGATGCATTCAGCTCAATTGGTGAAGCTTTTGCCACAGGTGGTAACGTAATAGCAGCATTCGGTCAAAGTTTAATTGGTGCATTTGGAAAGTTTCTATCACAATTTGGTGATATGCTTTTACAGTATGGTGTTGCTGCTTTGGTTAAATCCAAATTGGATGCTGCACTATTAGTTCCAGGTGCTGGTTTATTTGCTGCGCCTGCTGCAATTGCTGCTGGTCTTGCCTTAAAAGTTGCTGCTGGTGCATTTGCAGGGTTATTAGGTGGTGGAAAGCAACAAAAGCAAACAGCATTTGCTAAAGGTGGAATTGTGTCAAGCCCGACTAATGCGATTTTTGGAGAATATCCATCTGCTGGTAGAGGTAATCCAGAAGTTGTAGCACCTTTAAACTCACTTAAATCAATGTTAGGTGATGTTGGTGGCTCTAGTGGTGGTCAGGTTTACTTTGAAATTCAAGGTGATAAATTAGTTGGTGTGCTTAATAATCACAGCAAAAGACAGTTAAGAACTTCATAATGGCATACGGAATTAAATATAAATCAGAATTTAAATCTGAATTAGGTGTTAACTATAAAGTTAGAATACTTCAAAAAGATTATGCATCTGCTGTTACTGATTTAGTGATGGGAGGTGAGCCAGTAATAATCAATTACAATGGCGGTGAGAACAAATTTGAAACCATTCGAGGTAGTGAATGTGCTATTACATTTTACGCAAAATATAATTATCAGTTCACTGAAATCGTGAAAGCCAATAAGGATGATTTTAAAATTGAGATATTAAAAAACGATGCTTTGTATTGGTCAGGTTTTGTGATTCAGGATAATTATAATGAGCCATTTATGCCTTTACCTTATTTAGTTACAATACGTGCAACTGATGGATTAGGTGATTTAAAATTTTTGGATTTCAAACCATCAATTGGAAACTTGTATTTAAATAAAATGACCCAAATAGAGGCGATTTTAGCTTGTTTAAGCAGGTTAAAAAATGGAATACAGTTAGTGTCATCCATCGATTTATATGAGAGCAGAATCGACAAAAATAATGCAAGCAATGAAGCATTAAATAGGGTTTTTGTCAATCCGTTTGTTTACTTGAAAAATGATACCGATGTAAATAATTGTAGCGAAGTTTTGAAATCAATTTTGGAAATCTACAATGCTTATATTTATTATAAGGAGGGTAAATATTTTATTGAAAGAGTTAACTATAAACTTCAAAGCAACCTAATTAGAAGGATTTATAACATTTCTTTTGATAGTGCTTCTTCAACCTCAAACGCAGTAACAACTTCAAATATTACATCAACTATTGGTAGGAATAGTGAATTAAGGTTTGTCAATAATGATGCTAATTTTACCTATCAAACCCCTTTTAAATCTTTGACAGTTAGTAATGAATGCAATGTAGCTGATGAATTATTGTTAAATTCAAAATTTACTGAATGGGAGAGTGGCACACCTAAATTTTGGGTTAATAATGGTCTATCAGTTGCAAAAACAGGTAATACCAGAAGTGATTCAATCTTGCAAATTAACACACGTAATGATAACGATGGAAGTATAAATGCCAATAGTCCTAACCTTTCATTTCTGGTAAACAACTTTAATTCATTTATCGGAAATGTTGATACTATTAAATTGAGAATTGGACATTCAGCAAATCTTCGTATTGCCATTAAGATTACTTCACCAACTAATACTAGTTGGCTATATAAGAATGCAGATGGAAGTTACCAATGGTCAAATTCATTCAATTATATTAAAGTTCAAGCACCCGATGGTAGCTATCCAGCTATTTATAGAAGGATCGGAGGTAATTGGCGACAGGACTATTTTTTCGTGGATGAAATAAATGTAACACCAATTTACGATGCAACTTATACCAGTATGCAGGTTTACATATTTGCACCCTTTAATAATTCAGCAGGTTTGAAAAACGATGATATGATACTTAGGGAGTTTTCAATTAAGTATGATTATAAAAATTCATCGAAGTATACAGGTGAAAAGTACAAGCTAATAAGTGACTTGAATTATTTAGACCCTTATACGGAGTTCGAACCTTTATTTGGTGAGTTCAAATCAATAGGATATACGAATCAACTGATGTTAAATACATCAACTGGTTACACCTACACCCAAAATTGGGCTAGAGAAGGGAAAAACGAATCCAAACCATTATTAGAGATAGCCAGCAAATCAATTCTCAATCAATATCGAGAGCCTTTCAAGAATTTCAGCAGTTCGGTAAAGGGTGAATTTGATTTTGGCAAGGTTTACAATATTGATAATCTCACGGGAAAATATATGCCATTTAAGGCACAGCTAAGTTTGAAGAATGATACATCAAATGTTGAGTTGTTTGAATTATTAAATGAAGATAATGAGGGATTATTTATCTATTCAAAAACAATAATGATGGGCGATGATAATTATAACATCGCAACTTACACCAAGCCAGTCTATACTGGTTGGAGAGCTGCACGTGGCTAAAACGTGGAATTAACAGAATTAAAAACTAAATGAAATTAGATGGAAATGGAATAAAATTTATTCACAATGAAGAAGGTTTAAGGCTTGAAGCTTATTTATGTCCTGCAGGCGTTTGGACTATAGGTTATGGAAATACCTATCACTTGGATAACCGACCAGTTAAAAAAGGTGATAAAATCACATTGGCAGAAGCTAAAGATTTATTTGATAAAAAAATCTCAATTTATGAAGATGCAGTAAACAAGAATGTGAAAGTACCATTGAAGCAAAATCAATTTAATGCTTTGGTTTCCTTCTGCTACAATGTTGGAACGTTTGCATTTTCAACCTCAACGCTATTAAAGAAAATCAATTCTAAAGCTTCTCTGGATGAGATTTTAAAAGAATTTAAGAAATGGGTTCACGCTGCTAAAAAAATTATTGACGTGCTTGTAAATAGGCGTAATCGTGAGATTAATTTATTTAAATCATAATCTTATGTTACAGCAAATCACATCCTTATTTACAACATTAAAATTATGGTTTCTTCAACTGATCGGAGTTTTTATAATTTGGTTTGAGCCAGCTAGAGAATTGGCTATAATGCTAGTTGTATTTGTAATAATCGATGCCATTCTTGATGTATGGGTTTGCATCGATAAGAAAGAGAAAATCAATTTTAAGGCATTTCTGATTAAGCAAATCAAAGACATTACACTTTTTTTAATCTATATCCTGGTCATACATTATTTCCAAACCAGCTATTTAAAAGAAGACTTAGCAATTTTCAAATTGATGGTTGGCATTCCATTGGTAGCTTTATTTTCGGGAATTGTTGAAAATATAGAACACTTAACAGGTATTAAGGTGGCTACGCAAGCGAAAGAGATAGTTTCTAATGTGTTTGGAACGCTGAAAAGTAAGATTGAACAAAAGGACAAATAATTACGATATATCTAAAGTTTGAAATGATTTAAATATTGGGCGCAGGTAGTCAATGCTATCTGCATTTTTATTATAAATCAAATAACCAATTCACCAGATTCACAACCACAGCCACGATTATTATTATAACTAAGATATAAGCTACTATTTTTTGTAAAAAAAATGGTTTTCTATTATGCATAGAGTATTTACAAATTTTATAGTTTTTCTACCACAGATAGTTGGTAATAGGAGGTTTTTGAATCTTCACTAAACTTTGAGCATATCAAAAGATATTTTCCTCTCTGCAAATATTCCTTTCCATCGTTTGCTTCCATATTAATTTTTGACTCTTTCCATCCATTTTTTCTTGCATAAGCAATAGCATTTGAAAATTGCTCATCATTGTGTGTGAAGTAACTAAAAATAGGATATTCAGTTAAATCGTCAGCCAAATATTTATCAGATTTTTCTGATTTTTCCTTACTAAATGTAGTCAGTCCTTCATCATCTATTTTCGTAAATTGAAAACCAAGATTAGTAAAGAATTCTTTTTGTTTATCTGATTCAATAGAATGAACTTCAACTAAGACATCAACGATTGATTTGTGAGTTTGACCGAAAGCATTGACGAAAAAAATCAATGAGATAGCGAGAGCATATAAATTTTTCATAGTCAAATATATATAAATCAGTATTTATAATTTACGGTAGCACTTAAATTAATTGTTTATAACTGATTTTGTAATTGCTAAAATTATTAGTAAAATTTGTCGTATGAGAAATATATGTACGATAATTCATCTGGGGCGTGAAGTTGAAATCAGACCCGATAGCATACATTATCAATCTGCTAACATCTACGTTAAAGATTTATTTATGGGAAAATTTACAAGGCAACAACTTTACCCACAAAATAGAATTGATAAGTCTTACGATAAAGCGATTTCAGAGAAATTAAAGAGTATGGAAGTTGAATTTGGTTCTAAAATGGGTTGCGATATTCGGAAAGTTAACAGTGTAGTAAGAGATAGATAATAAATAAACAAAATGCAACACATTAAAGCAGCAACAGAAAAAATTGATATCAAGATTGGAGCAGACTTGATAACTATTGAACCAGTAAAAGGTGATAAAAACCTATTCAGAATCAACATCAATAAAGCATTTAAAAACTATGTAATTAGAAAGGGTGAAGAATTTTCATTAACAGGTGAAACCAAAATACACCCCTTGATTTACGCTAGGATTATAAACTGTATAAAAACTGGTGAATGTACTTAGTTTCAATTTCATTCATTGGTGCGTTTCCAGATGGTGATAAATTGGTTTCAATTAGCTCACCTAATGGCGGTGGTGGTAAAACTTACCACCTAATGGTTGATAATGGATATTGGGGTATTATAGGATATTACACAACAGGGTGGCACGTCCGTTTACAAAATCCTAATCCTGACTACAACGCTGGTGATTTAGAACCACTATTGGAATTTGTAAAAAATCAAACTATTGATTAATTTAGAGCAGCAGCATATCAAAAATGATAAATAAAAAACGCCTTTTAACGACAGAAAAAATCTATCTGCCTTTTTTATCATTGCTACTTCCTTTAATTGGTTTGATACTGTATTGTGCGATTACAGGAAAGTCGGTATTTCTATTAACTCTAGTTTCTATTTACTTTGTTTTCGAATTAGCTTCATCTATTCTAAGGACGACAAGTGCATTATCTTTATTTCTGATTTCAATAGTTTTGTCAGTATTTCTGTTTATAATTCTCCGATTATTAAGAAAATAGGTTAATCTCTAGACTATTTTAATTCTCATCATAATCATCGTTTTGTGGAAAAAAAAACAGAATGATAAAGTAGGCAATAATGGGACTGGTAATAATAGCTAAGAATAATGAACCATAATACCCAAGCGATGTATTTCTCCCATAGTTTGCTACAGCCCAATACAGGTAAATTATTATTGATAGAATAAGTAGACCAATGATAAT